TGGATCAACTCCTAAAGCGTCCATTCTAGCTTTTTCAGGTTTATCAGGTGTCCACCTGTCCATAGCTTTCTCTACCCATTCGGTAGGTATAACTTGCCACGGGTCATCCTGCATCCCCGCATTAAAATCACCCATCAACATCTGGGATCGTAACGGTTCAGGTAATGCTTGTAATGCGGCTTTATAGCCCGAGTTCATTAAGAACGGGTTGTCATCCACGGAAGACGGAATAAATGTTCTTGACCGTGGAACGACCCAATCCCCGTCTTGCCATATTGGATCAGGGCTGTCTACCTCAATATCTTCACCTTCTTCATCACTAATGAACCATCTTAACTCCCCCGGTCTCGCTGGATTAGGATGTTCCGTATCCAGCCACGGCGCCCAGTAACCAACAACCCATTGTCCTTCCGCACTTGTCGGAGGATTGGTAGCGCATATAATTCTACAGCGCTGCGCTGGATCAGCAGAACGATTCCATGTGGTAACGTATCTGAATTGAGATTCTAAAAACTGTGTTAATTCATCGAAACAAATGAGGTCTCTGGGATCACCTTGGTAAGCAACTTCATCTCCCGCATACTGCATCCCCCCAAGGCGTATACCCCTGTTTTTCCCAAGATCAAAACGATGTAGTTGACCGTTGAACCCTTGCCGTGTTTTCCTGATACGGATAATCTCTTCCTCGATTGGCCCAAGTTGTTTTACCTCCCGCCTATAAATTACTGAACGTTGATGGGATGTTAATGCTAAACCGATAAGCAGAGATGATTTCCCACCGCCAGCGGCGCCGCCAAATAATAAAATATCTGCTTTAGAATCGAAGGCTTGTTGTTGCGGTGTTATAATCTCCGGGTCGTCTATGTTAATCAGCGGACGCCACGGTTTATCTGAAATATCTTCCCGAACCAGTTTGTCAATCTCCGCCTTCTGCATTGGGGGGAGATCTTCATACTGCTCCAGCAGTTGTGTGAGATCTGTCATAGAGATGCCTTTTTATCCCTTCTGTTTTTGTCTTTTCTTAAATGCGCTATAGAGAGTCGCCTTGGACTTCTTCAATCGTCTTCTTTTCCGTATCGCCTTGCTTGGGCTTTTCCTTTTTCGTTTCCGTTTCTTAGGATATGGGAGATGTACTTTTTTTCCGTTAACGTATTTAATTGGCATTACATAACTCCGTTAATTATTAGGCTCAACGCTTAATCATTTAAATTTAGTTAGTTTCTTCTTCTCTTAGCATCTTTTGTAAGTTCCCGAGTACGCTTCCGTTTTTTTATACTGCTCTTTAGTTGTTCTTTTTCTTTTTTTATTTCGTTTGTTAACTCTTTCACGGCTCTTCTCGCACGGTCACGGTAGGTAGTGGGGAGATATTCCCCCCGCTTACCACCGCTTGCCACATTTGCAATTTCATTCGACATAACTTCGTCACGGTATTTTTTATCTGTATGCATTCGTTTAACATCTTCATGTTTTTTATCAGCCAACGTCTTAAAAGTTTGTCTATCCCGATCTTTTATTAATGTTTTTGTTAGTTTTTTATTTAAGGGATCAAAACTATCTTTTGTTCTGTTTATGTTTTTTCTGTAATGTTTCTCCCTTTTACTGTATACCGGATCTTGGGTCTTTTTCTTTTGTACTTTTCGTCCTTGCTTAGTCGATTTCTTTTTTAATGCTTTTTCTGTTTTGGGTTTTAAACGAGTTCGTCTTGCTAATCGTTTGGCTATCTTTTTTAGAACCCATTTTCCCGCTACTCTAACAGCTATCATTCCTGCTGGTACTAAAAATGGAATAGGCATTTACATTATACTCCTTTCAAGGGGGACACATCCAAGGTTGAAATTAGCAGGGGTCGGACGATTCTCCTGTTTAGCTTTATCAAAAAAAGCGTTATGTTTCTCTATACACTTCTGTTTGCTCGAAAATATCTCTATAACTTCACCCGATTGGATCTGCACGGGGGTCGTCGAAAGATTAAGGGTTATCACCATGAGCAACCAAACCATTTTAGGACTTTGCAACTTCAACAGGCGGCTGTACTATTTTTGCTTCAATAGGTTTTTTAGATGGCAGATTCATCAGTATGGCAGCTAACCGCTGTTCCCGTTCCGTATCAGTCAACAAGTCCTTACCATTGGCTCCTGTTATTTCCAGCCGGTCTGCTTCTCTCCATCCTCCCTGTGATTTGAGCCAGAATATTTGGGCTGAAACATTTCCATCAATAGCGTTTTTATATAATGCGCCTGACACATGGGCTGTAGCTCTCATCTTGCCAAACGTTAACTCCTCTCGAAAATACTTCAGTAAGGTTTTTTCTCCGCAGTTTAAGGCTCTTGCTTGGTCAGGGTGTTTGACCCCGTTGGTAGACATCATAACAACTAGATGCCTCTGTTGGTCTGTAGGTTCGAACTTGTTTAATGCTTTTGAACCTTTCGGGCGACCTGCTTTTCTTTTTGGTTTGACCTTGTTAGCTTTCTTTTCGTCTATTTCGTCAAACACTTCGGCTCGTTCGTCCATCAGTAAAACTCCTAATGTTATTAACTTTATAACAATACCATACTTTACGTCTCCCGCAATTTAATTAATGGGTGAACATTAATTAGAATTTTAGAAAATTACGGGGAACACGAAGCAAAAATTTTCAAGGGGGCGTTAACTTTGGGGGTCGGGTCGAAAAATTAATTTTTTTAATGAATAAATATTAATTTAGTTTGGCATTAAAAAATCTTAATGAAAAAATATTAATTTAGTTTGGCATTAAATAGTTTTAATGAAAACTATTTAATCAAACTTTAATGCTACGTTAATGTTGTTGGCATTAAAACTTTTTAATGCCAAATATAGAATCGTATTATTAAAATAAATTAATTCAGTTTGGCATTAAAAAGTTTTAATGCCAAACACAGAAACGAATTATTAAATTATTTTAATAAAGAGATCTCAACATTAAAATAAATTAATTCAGTTTGGCATTAAAACATTTTAATGCCAAACATAGAATCGAAGTATTAAATTATTTTAATATGGAATTGCGGGGAATTTTTTTAATGCCAAACTGAATAACTAATTTATTAAATTAGCGTTAAAGTTTTTTAATAATAAGCTAATTTAGGAAAATGCTTTGAGAAGCCGTGAGTATCTCTCTATTCAACTGTTTTATTCAGCGACCGAACCCATGCACTTAGGGGAGAAATGGGAACACAAAGCGACTCAAGAGCCTGTTTTTTCAGAGTTTTATTAATATCTTTTAATTTTCGGTTAACCGTTTTTTAATGTTCAATATGTTAGGGTTTAATTAGGTTAAAAATTGTTAATACTATTTTAATCTGATTTTAACGTAGCGTTAATCATTTTT